CAGGCGGAGAGGGGGCGAGCCCGCCGAGGTCACGAGGACAGCTCGGTGCGGCCTGGTCGCGACGGTGCCGGATGCGGGGGTCGAACCCGCACTGAGTACCCCCTGTGGGCACGTTTGGGTACGAAACGGGGTGACCAAGTGACCAAACAGTCACCTCGACGCAGTCAACCGTGGCATCTTGACACAGATACGCAATTCGGCCGGCGAGTGACCAAAGGCGTCCCGTTTGGCCCATACAGTCGCTTTTGGCCCACACTGGGCATAAACTGGGGCAACAAGAAAGCCGCAGCAGAGTTCACCTGCCACGGCTTCACCCCACCAGCTGAACTACCAGAGAGGGGCTGTCATGCAGTCTAACGAAACGGCACCCACCGGAACGATTGACGAACTGCGCATTCCTGAGGCGCAGCCAACGTCTCCGCTTGCCGCCGCCCTTGAAGAGGCACTGGCCCAACATGCGAGGGCCGACAGGGGGGAAGCAGGCGTCTACAACGCTCCTCACCTGGTCGCTTGCGGAAAGCGTTCGCGCGACATCTGTCCCTGCGCGTGCTGGAAGTCTGAGGCCACCGCATGACCGCCTGCGACTATAAGGACTGCCCGATGCCTCTGCGGTGGATCTCATCAGGTGGATTTCACTGGTGCGATGACCACAAACCCGCGCTGGTTCGTCCTCTCATCAAGGGGATTGGCCACACAAAGGGCTGCATCGAGGACAGTTTTGACTACGGTGACGGCTGCCGCTGCTGGATGGCGGGGCTGTGAGCGATGTCGTAACCGAGTTGCGGAAGATGGCCGCGACCGTTGCGAGCCCAGCGCAGATGCACCCGCTGCTGCACACGGCGGACCTGCTTGAGTCGCATGTGAGGCACAAAGATTAGGCATTTTCAATCGACGGTTAGACAAATGCAATAGAAGCGCCCCACCTCAATGGAGGTGGGGCGCTTTCGTGCTTGTCCCTCGAATCGGGGCCGGTCTTTTTGGTGCCACTCGGAGTGGGGGAGTGACCAGCAGTTGCACTAGGTGACCATTTGGGCATAGTGTCTGCGTTGTGGTCAGAAAGTGACCAGGCCGGTAAGATCGGCCACACGAACTAAGCAAACGAGCAGATGTGTTTTGGAGAAGAAGATGAGCTACGACATCGACCTGGTAGTCGACCACGCAGACGGATACAAGACCACCGTCCACGAGGCCAACATCACCTACAACCTGCGGGCGATGTTCGTCGCGGCCGGGTTGCCCGACTCGCTTTGGAGCCTGAACGGTTTGCCTGCGAACCAGGCAGCAGAACTCCTTTACCCCGTGTGGAGGGAGCTGCGGACACACCCCGACCGGTACGAGGCATTCAACGCCGAAAACGGCTGGGGCCGGCACAAGCACGCCCTCCCCTTCATCCACGATCTGTACCTCGCCGCACGCTGCCACCCGCGAGCAATGATCAATGTCTCCTAACCACCCCCACGAGGAACACCGATGAACCGGAGAAGAAGATGAGCGCGACTATCCCCACGTATCAGCGCATCAAGCCTTGCCTCGACCAGCGAGGGCACGCATTTGTGACCAACGGAGTAGCCCCGGGCAACTTTGGCTACGCCTTCATCTACTGCGCTCGCTGTGGCAAGCGCCGTGAGCAACTGAACCCCTAAGAAAGGACACTCGCACCACCATGCATGGCACGAACAGAAGATCAGCCGAGGTCAGCGTCGACCTCGCCAACGGCAAAGACCAGAACGTCACCCGTCACACCTAACCTCGCTCGTATGCCAAGCACCCCGTGGAACCCGCCCTGGGAACGCGCCAAACCAGTCCCGCCGCCACGCATGAACGTCCGCGCACAGGCAGGCGATTGGGTGCTCATGGCGTTCGTGGAAGACATACGACCCGACAGCTACTACCTCCGCCACGTGACCAGGGCACGCGCCGGCACCAGCACTTACCGCGACCCGCACCACGGCTGGACGATCTACGACGGAGACGACCACTACTCCTCCAGACGCGGACCAGACGACTGCCTGGCGTGGTGGGCAGACCGGCACCAATAAGAAAACAGCCCCGCCCCTCACCCTGGGGCAAGAGACGGGGCTGACAAATAACTAGGATTGGTACATGGGGACTCGCAGGCAGATCGTGTCAGGGGTTGCCGGTGCTCTGGCCCTGGTGATCCTCGCCGGGGCAAGCTACACCGGATACCGCAACTACAAAGACGCCCAGTTCAAGACACAAGCTTGCGCCGTCATCAAGGGTCAGCAGGCCGACCGGGGCCCAATCATCGACATACCCGGTGACGGTGAACGCGTGGCCATCATCGGTGACTCGTACAGCTCCGGCGACACCCTGTCCAACTATCGCGACGCGTGGCCGTTCGCCTTTGCGGCAGAAACTGGCACCAGCGTGACTCTCAGTGGAATTGGCTGGACAGGCTTTGTTGACCCCGGAGTCTGCGACACAGATGCGTTCGGCACACGATTAGCTGTCACGGACAACGCCGATGTCGTCATCGTCCAGGGAGGACTTAACGACACTGATACTGCATCCGAGGTCCAAGCGGCGGCTGTCGAGCTTCTTCAAATGATCGACGCCCCCCGGATTGTTGTAGTTGGACCTGTAGATGCACCCGCTGTCAACGGCGAAAAGGCAGTAGACATCGCCCTGCACAACGCCGCAGATACAGCCGGAGCCGAATATGTGAGTGCTCTCGACTGGCCAATCACGTTCGGTTCGGATCAGACCCACTTAGACCCGCAGGGTTACGAGTCATTCGCTGACCACGTGGCTGGCGCAATGGCCGCGAACTAAACCGAAGAGAACCGGCCTGTGGGAACTGCAGCCGCCATCGCTACGTGCCCCGGAGCTAGCGGGTGCAGTCCGTCGTAGGTGTACCCGGGGAACTTCCACTTGCCGCTGTTTCGGCTGCTTTCGACGGCGTCGGCCGTGTCGATGAGAAAGGCCACGGGGTGTCCGGTGTTGCCGATCGTCACAGCACCGGCGGTACCGGGCGCGACGACTTCTCCAGTCGTCGGTGAGAGTGGGGCCCCGGCGCGCAGCCAGGTGTTGATTTCCACTCGGGCGGCTTCTCGAGTGGCGCTTAGCACGGTCTGGTTTTCCGCCGTAGCCCAGCTGTCTGAACTTGATGTTTCCGGCGTGACCGTCGTGGTGGCCACCCGGCCGCCACGCCGCTTGACCATCTGCCAGATAGCGGCTTTGCCGCTCATCGTCACCGACGCGCCGTCAAGGATGTCATTGCGGCCGTACGCTTCGAGCGCCCAGCAGCCCGGCGTGATGTAAGGAGCCCGACGAAAGTGATTGGCCGGCAGAACAAACTGTGCACCCTTCTCGCTAGCTTTAGCGAGCGAGATGTTCGGATTGACACCGGCGAAAGCGCGCTGGAACCAACCGCCGGCGTTGTTGACGTTGATGTGCCCGCCCATGTCGTTGCTGTCGCCCTGACCGGCCATGATGCTGTCACCGATCCCAACGACGACGGGGGTACGACTGTTGGTGTCGCCAAGTAAAACGGTTGGTCCGTAGAGGTTTGATTCAGCGTCAGGAATGGCTGCCGAGCCGGGTGCGGTGAGGTTGCTTCCAGCGGTGAAGCCACCACCGCCCACGACATCGTTTGTGTACCGGCCGCCGGGGTTGTTGAAGTTGGTTCGGTTCCCATAGGCGGTCCCGGACGCAAGGTAGGTCAGAACGTTTAGCACGTCGCCAGCCTTGACGTCGAGGCCGACCGGGTCGCTACGGACCTTCCCGCCCGGATCAATTGTGACGGACCGACGCCCACCGAAGGTAACGCGGTAAATGGTACCTCCGAGAAGTGCCGCCGCCTCAATGGTGATGGCAGCGGCAGGGTCAGTGTCTCCTTGGGGAGCAGCCGTGGCCTGGTAGTGATGCGAGTAATCGAACCGGATGTTGCCGCCGTCCATCACTACGGTGTAAGGCACACGGAATGTACCTGCGGTCGACAATGCGACAAGCTGCACTGGCGCGGCTTGCAGACCACCCGTGAGCGGGGCGAGTCTGCCTGCAAACGTGAGTCCTTCCGAAGCGGGCACAAACTTCTGCCCAAGGGCAGCCATGATTGCCGGGCTGGCGGGGAGGTTTGTGCCGGGATCGATACGCGGGAACCGCGTATCGAGGTTGTCAAGCACAACGTCGGGCAGTTGGCCCGTGACACTGTCAGTTCCTACAAGTCGCATGACCATGCGGGGCACCTTCCGGGTTAAACAGAAAAGCCGCCCTGGGGCGGCAGAAAACAAAGGGCGGAACGGGGGAGAGCTAGGTCTCGTCGACGACCGTCAGCTCGGCACGGTCAACAACCGCGACCTCCTTGACGAGGTAGCCAGCAGCACCCGACAGGACAGTCACGATCAGCGTCGCGAGGGTGGTCTCGATGTGCACGCCCAGATAGGCCAGGACGGCAATGACGCCGGTGGACGTGAGGCCGGTCGCAAGGAACGCGAGCAGCTTTCGGGACAGGTCCGACCACACACGCACAAGGGTCACCTTGAGGGGATCGATCTTCACGTGGGACATTCGTTCTCCTTCGTTACGGCGTGCAGAGAGACTGCACGCGACTAATCTCGGCACCGTTCTGGTCCGTGAAAATGAGCGCCGTACCCATGTCGGTGAGAGCACAACTGATCGACTCGACCGAGCGACCATCGGTACCATTGGTGCCGTTCAGGCCGTCGACACCATTCGTGCCCGGCGCGCCAGGTGCGCCGGCAGGACCAGCAGGACCAACCACAGACTCACCAGCAGGCCCCTGAGGACCAGCCACCGTCGAATCAGCACCAGCACGACCAGCAGCCCCAGCAGGACCAGGAACACTCGAGTCCTTACCAGCAGGCCCACCAGGACCAGCGGCACCAGCAGCACCGTCCTCGCCATCCTCACCAGGAGGACCAGCCTGACCACGCGCACCCGGCAAACCCTGCGGCCCACGCTCACCCGGAGCACCAGGCAAAACCGTTGTCGCAGGGGCAGCCGACTCCGAAATCTCATCCGGAGACTTCGTGTTCGGCTGCACCCCGTTGTCAATCAGTTGCGACTGCGCCTGAGTCAAAGCATCCGACAGGGACACATTCTGGGCGCGCTGCACATCGATGATCTGCGTCTTCCGGAAGTTGTCGTAAACCCCGAAAGCGACACCCAACGCCACCAGGGCGGCGAGGCACCAGAACAGAATCCGTGTACCACGACTCCAATCACTCACAGCCCCACCCCCCTCAAAAGCAGCGGAACCACAATCGCCGCAGCAATACCCAGACCCCACGTCAACCACATCTTGACCGTCGCATCCTTCCGACTAGCCGACGCACTCTCCGCATCCGTCAACCGCGTCTGCAACGCGTGAACATCCCCGTCATGCTTCGCCTCAAGAGCAGTCAGCCGCACATTCACCTGCGTGTTCCGCTCCTTAGACCCAGCCTCAAGCTCAGCCGAACGAGTCGCCGCAGCCGCCTGCATATCCGCAAGATCCGTATGAATCTCAGTCATCTCACGACGCGTCTGTTCCTGATAGAGGTTGAACACCTCAAGAGTCAGCGCCTTATCCAGCCGCGACTCAATCCGCGCAAAGGCCTCCTTGTTGGACGACTCAATACGGTTCAGCGTCCGCATCAACTCGGGCAACGAGAACTCAGTTTCCCCAGGCATTACGCCCCTCTCTTACAACCCCGAGGGGGCGTTACTCCGAAGCGATGACCCGATCTGCCTCAGCAGTCACATGCGTCCGGATCTCATTCCGGTACGTCGCGTTGAACCCGTTGAGGGTGTTCGCGACCGTCGTGGTGTGCACGTTCACCTGTGCGAGCTTGTCGATGAAGAACTGCTCCGACGCACCTTGCACAGTCACCGGGACTGCCTGAGCGATCGAGTACGTGCCGTTCCCTGAGGGGATGCTCGAGGAGGGGATGCCGTGCGCGGTTGCGAGGGCCTGCAGAGTCGCGGTCGGGTACGACTTGTACGCATACCCGTCCTGGTTCAGGGCAGCAGCCTCAGCCGCCGTCAGGTGCTTCATGTAGGTGGTGTCGAGCATGTACAGGCGACCAGTGGTGCTGTCGTGCACCATCCGTGCCGTCACTAGAGGGCCTGCTCAGTGACGACCGCGCGGTACACGTTCTCGAACTGAAGCCGGTTCGCCTGAATGGTCTTCACGTCCAGGGTGCCGAGCTGAGCAAGGGCACCCGCATCCCAAATGTGGACGAAGCCGCGGCCCGGAACATAGAGGAACTGGTCGCCGTTCTTCACGCCCTTTCCATTCACGGTGGTCGGGTTCTTGTCGGTGTACCAGAGGATGAACATGCGCTGCTCCTTGACTTCGATGAGGACTTCCGCGGGAATCTCCGCGGCGTCAGGTTTCTCCGGCAGACCGAACGTGAATCGGATGCCAGCAGGTGCAATGAGTCGTGCGCCGCCCCGGTACTCGGCGTGCCACAGCTCGTAATCCAGGGGGAACCAGAAGCCGTAATCGCCAGCGATCCGGTGAGCAACGACCTGAGCCTTCGAGCCCCGGGTGCCGACGAACCCGCCAAGGTCAGCGGCGTTCCCGATCTGGTGCACAGAAGGACGGTCAGGGGACCAAGCGGGGTTGAACCCAGGCTTGCTCTGATTCACGAACAGGTAGTTCTGCCGCTCCCACGTCCGCGACCCCTCAGTCAGAGACACGTGATACCCAACCTGCCGGTCAAGCTCATTCACGAACGCGACATACTGCCTGCCCGCCTCCTCGTTCAGGGTCTGCCCGTTCTCAATAGCAAGCTGGGCGCCCGCAAAGCTTTTGCCCATCAGGACCTCCTTAAACCAAAAACGCCCCGACAAGCGGGGCAAAAGGCAGGGTCAGGGTTACGCGTACTCGCCAGCCCCATACATTCGGATCTCAGTCGTCAGCCGGTAGAACGCAGCCACCGACGCGTCAGTCGTGACCGTGATCGTGCAATCTGTGTTCGCGGGAATCTCCACATCGAACTGCCGGGCCATCGCTGTGAACTGGCCAGCGGGGGAGTAGTTGCCGTTCTCCGCACCTGCCGGCGTTGGAGAAGTCGTCGACGTCGAACCGTTCGAGGTGACTGTGACACCTGCACCAGTCCAGCCGAGGACCGCTGTCGTGTACCCACCGGAGCCGAACCCCGACGAACCAGACACGGACACGTGAGCCCGCTGCGTATAGGCCCGCCGGGGGATAGCCCGCTGAGCGATCGTCCGACCGCCAGGAGCGTTATTCTCTGCATACTGGTGCTTCCACAGACGCGTCAGGCCAGGGAACGAAACCGGCAGCCACGCCCCCGCAGTAGTCCGCGAGAACACCACCTCAAGAGTCGTGTCATACCAGCTCGTACCCGGACGAACCGTTGCAGCCTGACGCTCAGCCGTCGAACCAATCCGGTACAGGCCCCGCTCGTCCGCGAAATCCACGGCCTCCTGAAACTGACCAACCGGATCAGTGATATCCGAGTCATACTTCGGCTTACCAAACTGGTCACGCGTGTACCCCATGCGGGCTCCTTACTTCGTGTACGTGACGCGCAACGCGCCCGCCTGAGTTGGGTCGCTGTTGATCCCAGCGAAAACGGCATACCCGGCACCGTCGAAACCGACACCGCCACCAGCCGCAAGAGTTTGACCAAGATCCGTGATGTCCACCCACCGCGAGAACGGGCGGCTAATCGGACGGAGGTTGCTGATCGTCGGTGTCACACCGGACACCTGCTCGAGAGGGTGCGTGCCCAGTTTCGGCAGGTTCCCCGAGTCACGTTTCGCCGTCAGGAAAATCTCAACCTTGTCGATCGACACCGCACCCGCCAGGGAGTCACGCAGCTTCGAGCCGTACGTGAACACCCCAATCTGGGACGCCGACGCATACACGTCATTCACGTTCCCGAACGGGCGACCATTCGCCGCCGAACCAGAACCCGTCGCCGTGAATGTATCCACCCGCTGCGACGCCGATGCCGGCTGATCCGGGGGAGTCACCGGGTCATCGGGTGTCAGAGACGAAATGCCCGTCACAACCGGGCCACCCTCACCCCACGCCAAAGCAACAATGTCACCCGACGACGGCTGCTCACCCAAATACGGGACACCCTCAAAGTTGCCCTGATCCGTCGTCACCGCAACCACATCCGCACCAGTCGTCGCAATGACACCCTGCGTTGGCTGCGGAGTCGACACCCCCATGAGGAACGGTTTCCCATTCAGGAACCACACATGCACGTCCTCGTTGCCCCGAGGAATGCGCCCACCAATCAGAGTCACCGGGATGCGGCCACCCCCAACATCGACAATGGCCCGCACTCCTTCGAGGCGGACCATCTTCCCAATCAGGGTCGTGATGCTTGACTGCTCAGCCAGTGCCCGAGTCAGCTCTGTCGTGTCGTCGTCAGCCACTGCCCACCACCACCGTCAGTTTCGTCTCGTAATCGGCACCCAACGTCACCTTCATAACGCGGACCAGCAGCCGCTCCGACTGTGTTTCCAGCCACAGCACATCACCGACCTCACGCAGTGGATTGAACGTCTCCGTGACCTCAATCTCACGAGACGCAATCCGCGCAGTCCGCTCAACCTCACGGTCCACATACGCCTGCGCCTGCTCCTGCGTGTTCACGTAATCCGACGCCAAACGCCGCGTGATCACACCCGCCGGCCCCGGCGAACCATCCGGCTCACGCACCCGCAATGGCCCGTCCAGGATCTCCGCGACCGCATAAATCGGTGAACCGGCATCGTCCTCACCGTTGAACACCACCCGGTTGTAGACACCCTTCGACGTCATGCCCGTAGGTGCGCTCAGGAGGGTGCCACCGACCCCGTAGCGGACCGTATCTACCGGGGCAGGCCACTCATTAGGTCGGAACGTTGTAGTCCCGTCAGAGAGCATGTGGGGCACCGCATCCAGCACATCGACCAGCTCGTAGGCTGCATCGAGTCGGCTGTCCTCGTACGCCACAGCCCTCGTGATCGGACCATCAGGAACAGTCCGTGTGATCGGTAGGCCAGTGATTCGTGCGAACTCGTCATACACAGAACTGAGGCTCTGCGCCGCAGACGGGTTGTCGAACGGGTTCTGCTCCACTAGATAAAACCGGTCCTTGAGTTCCAGCTCGAGAACCGTGGACACGATGAGTTGCCGCCCCGCAAAATCAGTGAACTCATCCACCGCAGACGGCACATCCACCAGACGGAACCAACCCACCGGAACCTGATACTCAACCCGGCCCACACTCACATGCGCCACAAGGGCAAGCTCAGGACCGAACGGCGCAAACACGTCACCTATCTCACGCGGCGACAACGACTCCGAAAAATCAGGGGTCGACGCCACCTTGCACCGCATCGACCCCTGAATCGACGCATCCCCATCCCAATCAACCTGCACATCGAACAGCGGCACATTCCTTAGTCGCCGCTCGTTCGCGTAATACAGGTCAGCCGTGAACCACTTCAGGAAACCGCCACCCGCCAACACCTGCCTGAGATCACCCGACGCCTGACGCACCTAACCCGCCAATCCCGCCAACGAATAATCGCGCGACGCATCAAGCCACGACCCGTAAGCCGCAGCAACCTCATCCCAAGTGCTGTACGCAGCAGCCAGGTCATCCCACGTCAGCGACGCCTCCACCAGACCAACAGCCGGCGGTTCAACCTCAGTGCCCTGCAACTCCCACACATCGAACTCAGGGACGGTCGCAATTGACATTGGCTGCCGAACGACATCCACCTGAGCGACAAACGTCGGGGGGAGACGCAGCAGGGGCGGCGCACGGAAAACCAGGATCGGGATGCGCGCCTGCTCATACGTGCCGAACATCGAATCGAACACCGCAGCATCAGCCAGGTTCTCCGTCACGCCCGACAGGTTCACACCCGTCAGACCAGTGCGCCGAGACCCAACCCACTTCTGAACTGCCGCACCCTCCACCTGAGCAAACCCGCCAGGCGTCGGACGCGACAGTTCAGCAATCGCACGGTCCGTGAACGACCAAAGAACCGCAATCGACGGCTCGAGCACGTGCTGCACCCACACATCCGAGACATCCAGCGTGATCGTTGCCGAGTCCGTGAACCCGATGCTCACACCGTTCCCATCGAACATCTCAGCCCGATACATCACCGGCACACCAAACGGTGCCTCCCAATCAATGAGAGCCACACCACCAGCCACCGACCTGTCAACACCGCCACGGACCTTCCACGTCCGCGACCCATCCGACCGGTAATACGTAGCCGTCACAGCGTTCGGCGGGAACAACGTCCCCACCAACTCCACCCGAGGAGCAAGATGCCGCACAGGATCACCAGGCAGGAACGACAACACCGGGGCCGTGGTCGCCGCCTTACCCATCAGATACAGGCCAGCGGCAGACGGATCCTCATCGAACCCATCCGCCGAATAAAACCCACCAGCAACCGCCGCCACATCACCCGGCTCAAACAGACCCGAACCAGCAGGCTCCTCAAAACCAATCTGCGGCATCACTTCCCCCTCTGACGACGGTTAGCGATCGTCACACCCGACTGCTGCTTGCTCTGCTGAATCGACACATCCACGTACTTGAGCAGATCCACGCCACCCTTCGACTGCACAGACACCGTGAACGATGGGGCCTCATAGGCAGCCAACGAATCGCCGGCAGCACTCGCCGTCTGATACGAGACCGCACCACCCGACGCATACCCGCGGCCCTGACCCAAAGCCGAGCGGAACGCATACACGCCCGCCTGCCCACCCATCCGAGCCACATCAGCCGCGGTCAGCACATGCTCACCAGGAGCAAGCATCGCCACAACCGAGTCCTTGCCAACAGGGCCAGGCCCATTGACCGCGCCACCCTCGGCATACGCAGCACCGACGTCACCTCGAGCAGCACCCGTCTGCTGAACAACCTGGTTGATCACCACGTCACGCCGACCAGGAATATCCCGAATGGCCTGAGCAACAGCACGTGCAGCCTCAATAGCTGTCTGCGCCCCACTGAGGTCAACAGCCGTCGCCACGTTGCTCGGAATCAGGCCCAGCTTGTCCGCGTAATCCTCAGCCGCCTGGCCAGTCACACCAAGCGCACCAAGCGCCTCAATCAGCCGCTGACGACCAGTCGCAATCGCCGCCGAAGCCTGCTCCTGCGAACCCGTCTGAGTCAGCGTGGCCGACGACAGAGCAAGCGTCGACGTCGCAATCGAATCAAGAGCAGCCTGATTCTCACGACCAGCAGCCGTCGTCACATCAAGGGTTACGCCGTTCTCAGCAACCGAATCAGTCAACCCATCAACCGCAGCCTCAAAGTCACGAGTCGCAGAGTTGACATCAAGCTGAGCCGAACCAAAACCCTCAATAGCTGACTTCAGCGTGTCCACATCAGTGGTCGACTGGACTGCAGCACCCGAAAGATCCTGCAGCCCCTCAGCCATCTCCTGACTGCCGTCACCCGCATCGACAGCAGCAGCCTTCTGGTTCGCGAAAGCATCCGCCGAACCATCGACAGCTTCACGAAGGTCACCGATTTTCTCGCCAGCAAGCGCGGACTTCAGCGCAAGCCCGTCGAAGACGTGAGACGCAGTATTCAGGTCATAAATCTTCTGCGTCGCCTCGTCGTAAGCAGCGCCACCTTCAATGATCGCGTCAGTCAGTTCGGACTGACCAACACCCGCCTTCTTCGCAATATCGAAGAGACCATCTTCCTGAAGCTTCCTGAAAACAACTGCCCGCGTGTACTTCGTCGTCGCACCACTCGCCGCGTCAAGCGTGTCGGCTAGCTCCTGGGAGGTGGCACGAATATCCGCCTGCTTAGCCAAGTACGAACCAATACCGACCGTAAGTGCGGCAAGACCAAGACTGAGCGCACCAATGCCAAGCGCAGCAGCCCGCCCGCTCACCCCCACCAAGGCAAGAGCAGCCCGGAACTCAACGATCTTCGGCAGGGCAAGAAGAATTCCACCGCCAACCAGACCTACAGATGCGATGACCACCAGCAGGCCAAGGTTCGCGGCAAGAAGTTGCGGAGGCGCAGAAGCAAACGAGTCGACAAGGTATGTAACCGTCTGCACCAAAGTGCGCAAAACACCATTGGCGCTCGATCCGGTCTGGATTAGAGCAGTATCGAACGCGCCGCCAAGTTTCTCAAGGTCGCCCTTGAGATTGTCCAACTTCAGCCGGGCAGTCTCCGCGGCGTAACCGGAGTCATTCACCTTGGCAATCCACGACCCAATGCCCTGCGCGCCCTCGTTGTAAAGCACTGAAGCGCCACGCACAGCATCCGAACCAAAGATCGTCGCCAGAGCCGCGTTACGCTGCTCGACCGTGAGATCCTGCAGGCTCGTCTGCAGGTTGCCGGCGAACGCCTCGAGGCCGATGAAGTTGCCCTGAGCGTCGTAAGCGGAGATGCCCAGCTCATCCATCGCACGCTGAGCCTCAGCCGACTGAGGTGTCAGCCGCTGAAGCATCGATTTGAACGACGTACCAGCATCCGAACCAGTCAGACCAGCAGACGCGAACGCCGCCAGGGCACCAGTCGTCTCCTCAATCGTCAGGCCCGTCTGAGACGCAACCAGACCACCCTGGTTCAGAGCGTTAGACAGATCCTCTACCGAACCCTGCGCCTTGCCAGCACCAGCCGCAAGGAGGTCAGCGATGTGCGGCACCTGAGTCCCCGCCAGACCGAACTGCGTCATAGCTGTGGCCGCAATTTCAGCAGCCTGCGCCACGTCAAGCTGACCCGCCGACGCCAGATCCAGGGCACCAGCAAGACCGCCACCAAGAATGTCAGTCGTCGAGACGCCAGCCTTAGCCAGCTCCTCAATCGCCTGCGCAGCCTCCGTCGCAGAGAACACCGTTGAAGCGCCAGCCTCAATCGCCGCATCCCGCAGCAGGGCCATGTTCTCGGTCGTCTCGTGCGTCGCCGCCTGCACCGACGACATCTGCGCATCGAACTCCGCGTACTTCGCCACAGCCAGCGCCACACCAGCCGCAGCCAGCGTCCCCACAGCGAACATCGCCGTACCGAGAGCCTGGATTCCGTCACGCCGCTGAGACAGCCGCTCAGCCTCCGAACCCGTCTCACGGGTAGCTCGAGCAGCACGATCCATGCCAGAGATGTAGCCCGAGACCTCAGCCACCAAACTCACGCGTGTGGTACGAGTCCCTGCCATCTGATCTACCGCCTTCTGTTGAAATATGTGAAGATCAGGGCGTGCCCGAATACAAATACGTGAGCCTGCCGAGCGACGGCAAAGAGATCCGCTCAGGCGACGTCGACCGGTACGCCTCCGAAGAGCTGAACCGCGTCTACGTCCCCGAGGGCTGGGTCGTGGAAAACGTCACACGACCCGCAGCCATCGGACCCATAGGGTTCCTGCTCAAGCGCTAGCCATCCACGCGCGTCGCGTACCAGACATCACCAGAACGGTCAGCGTCCTTGTACTGCGCGTAGAAAGCATCCCGAGCACGGTCAATAGCCTGCGCCGCGTAATCCTTCTTCGGGGCCTTATTCGCCTCGTAATGCCACCCGCCAGCAACACTCGGGTTTGCCTGCGGATCAGTCGCCTCAGACATCGGATGCCCATGCGGCCCCATGTCCGCAATAACCCGCTCGTAAGCGAGCATCATGTCAAGCTGCGAACGATCCCACTCAGGCTCACGCTCAGTCACCGAAGCAACCAGCACACCATCCGCATACTCATGTCTGGTGAACTCACGCGGCTCCCACCCCTGCAAACGCCTAGGTGAAATACCAAGCTTGGACGCTAGGCGGAGGACTTCCCAGAGCCCGTTCGTGCTTTTTTTAGCTGCTCCTGAGCCTTAGCCACAGCCACATGCGACTGGTACTCATTCAGGTTGTAGATCGCATCACCGATCTTGCCCTCAAAGTGACCCGTCAGAGCGCCGAACAGGTCAGCCCACTCGTCGACACGCTCAGCGTCCGGGTCCTCCGGGTCGATCGGGTCGACACGCAGCGGCACCTCCTTGCCGTCCACCAGGCGGGCACCACACTTGCGGGCCACATACCGGGTCAGGGTGCGCAGGTTGTACCCGTACTGCGAGTCATAAGCCACCCCAGGACGCAGCGGGTGACGATCCACCGCGTCATTCCAATCAAGACCATTCATCTGCCGGAACCGCAGCGTATGCAGGTTCCCGGCAAGCATCACGTTCACATCCACGAACGGAACAGCCGCATTCTTCGCAGCCTGCAGGTCATCGGAAAAGCTCATCAGTTCACCGTTTCTATCCACCGTTAGTCACCGTTTTGGGATGGAACCTGCCGGGGTGACGGTGGGCACCCCGGCAGGAGTCTCAGCTACGCGACCAGAGCAACCTTGCGCTGCACCTGGTCGGTCTCAAACAGGGTCTGCGACATCGTGTCGATGCCGTTCTCAGCAGGAGCATCGGGGCGCTGAACGCCGGCAATGATCTTGATGACGTCGACCTTCTGGCCGGTTGCGTAGGCAACCTTGTTGTCAATCCCGCGACGCTCGACGATGTACCCCTCGACGCCCTGAGCCAGAATGACACAGGCACTGTTCGGGTCTTCCGACTCGACGAACTTGACCTCAAACGTCTCGCTCACCTTGCCGGGACGAGTCAGAGTCTGGGTAAGGGTCAGGCGCGGGTCCGGAACCTCAGCCTGGGTGGGCGTGCGGTTGTAACCATCAGGCGTAAACGAATAGGTCAGCGGCTTAGCCGTAGTCCCATTCAGAGTCGCGACCGACAGAGGGTTCGTAGCCGTGATCGGCACGAACGTAATTCGACGGTTGCCGTCAGACTGCGACGACGCAACAACCGGATCGAGAGTGGCATCAGCCATAACGGTTCTCCTTTGTGTTGGGTGCCCCGGAGATCCCCGAAGGCGGTAACCCGCGGTGCGGGTGAAATGCGAAACGCCCCACCAGACAGGTGAGGCGCTAGTTGCAGCTCGGGCTCTAAGCCGGCGAGCTAGTCAGGTCGAACTGATCAACCGAGTAATACAGCGGGGGAGTGGGGTCGGTGTCTAGGTCAACCGGGACAGATGACACGTGCCTCAGGCGGCGGCAATCGCGCCCAGCCACAGTCGGCCTGTAGTCCAGCAACTGCGCCATCACACGCTCAGCCACAAGCTGCGACTGCTCAGCCGTCGTCCCCACCGAATGAACCGTCACACCAAACGTGACCTCAGTCTGCAAACCATTGAACCGCTCAACCACCCGCAGGCCAGAGTCCATAAACACCGTGCAATACCGGGCAGGACGATTAGTCACAACCCCCTGAAACGTCGACCCGCGGAGAATCAGATCCTCCTCAAGCCGCGCCACAATCGCCTTCGCATGCGCACGAATCACAGGCCAGCCCGCCTCTCCGCATCCTCAAGAGCACGCGACAGCCCACGCTCAAAATCCTCCTGCGTCTCAGCAAGAGCAGCAGCGCCATACCCACGCGGGCCGTTGTTCACAGAGCCGAACTCGGTCTTACCAACCAGCGAACCCTGCCCGCCGTTCTCAGCACCAATCTCAGCCTCGATCACAGACCCACGAATCGCCCGGCCACCCTTGATGTCGTAGCTGATCGAACGAGCAGCACCGGGAAGCGCACGAGCCCCCCGCAGCTTGCCCCGCCACGCATCCTTCACGTTCCGCGCCGAAACCGTGACCGCCTTGCGCACGTTCTCGCCAGCATCCTGAGGAACCTCGCCAAGATCCGCAGCCAGCCGGGTCAGATCCGAAAAGTCAACCGTGAAACCATCAGGCATCAGCTAGTCACCTCCACCGAGAATCGACGAGCTGTCCGATACGACCCCACAGACGGAGCCTTAATCCGAGCCTTGACACCAACCAGGGCAGGGTCAGTCAGGGAGGCCGTCATACGAACCTCCATGTTCTTCCGGACACCAAGCGACGTACCCACCGGCAGTGACAGCACCGAATCCTGCTCCACCAGAAGCTGGCCCGACGCATCAATCTCACCAGCAGCAGTCGCACCAGCCTTGAAACGGCACCGGCCAGAGTAGGCAACCTCGAACGCGGGTGCGTACTCGCCAGTCTCCTCATTCAAAACATCACCGGGAACGACCGTGCCAATCTCGCACGTATCCGTCATGCGTGACTCAGCCTGAGACCGCAAAAACGGGAGCGTCGCCTGAATGTCACTCTCAAGACTCACCACCGATCGTCCTCCTCATAGATAGGACGACCAGCAATGTCCGTCCCACACGAGCAGAACGTCCCCCCAAGCAGCAGCGTGCACCACGGGACGTGGCGAGTCGAAGTCGGAACCATGTCCAGCGCGAACGCCTTCGACGAATCCGTGAGCCCCAGCAGCACCCACCACTCATCAAGGATCGTCACACGACCCTTACCCGACTGGTAAGACCGCGACGTCGACCCGTCATCAACAGACACCGTGACCTGAGTCGCATCATCCGGTTTACGGACATGCGAAACAACAGCCTCACGGACCACGTAATCAAGCCGGGCCTCATCGATCACCGGTGCCGGCGTAGTCGACGACACCCGCGAATCGATCAGCATGTACGCGTCATCAATCCACAACTGCCACTGCTGCTCCGTAACCGAACCAGCTTCAGGGGCGGCCTGCCCAAGAGCAACCGCAATCATGCCGGGAGTCACAGCCATGACCGCCCCCTTCGCTACTTAGTCGTCAGACTTCTTCGGACGGCCAGGCGACCGCTTCGGCTCCTGCTCACCACTGACCCACTCGGAACCGAGCAGCGCAGCCGTCTCGTCAGAAACCGAAACGACAACACCGTCCGTGTTCTTCAGGACAGGCATCAGCCAGCAACCTTGTCGACCACGAGCGCAAACGCGTTCAGGTCAGCGATGCCCCAGCCGTAGACAACCTCAGCGCGGAACGCGATCTGGTTGTTGCGCTTCAGGTCGCCGCCACCGTCCGGGTCGCCGTACTCGATCAGCTCGAGGCCAATCTGACGCTGAATGCCCCAACGGATGGCCGAGAAGTCACCAACGACACCGAGGATGCCAGTCGGGGTAGCAGCGACACCCACAGCGCTGACAGTGCGCGAGACCGAAGCCACGTGACCGTCAAGCTCCGACGGAGCCGTCGACAGAGCAAAGTTCGGGTACAGCTTCTGCTCCGTCTGACCACCACGAAGCGCCGAGAACTTCGCCGCGAACGTCGGGTCAAGCGCCACGTTCGCAGGAACGTAGCTGTTCGCCAGCACCAGCGCGTCAGCAGCGTCGAGGTTCGCGTACGGCTTGTCAGCCGCAGCACGCTCAACCTGATTGGTAGTCGCAGAAAGCTTCTGCGTCATCGCCGCAACCGCAGCACCACCAGTCGGGTTGATGCCGTGGAAGACACCGAAGTCCAGTGCACGAGACAGCGCCGGCTGAATCTGCGACAGGATGTCATCGATGTAACCAGCCTGCGTGTCCTCGTCAGCCCACTTGGCCTCCTCGTTCATGCGGATGGTCTTGTGGAACTTGAACGGCGTGACCGTCTGAGTGGCCTTCGTGACCGTCGAAGCACCCTTCTGGGCACCCTCACCGACGTACTCAGCCTCACCGATGTCAAAAGTCATCGTCGAGCCGGTGCCGAACTTCATCGGGATAGCCCCAGAGAGAGCAGCAACGGTCGAACCGCCCTGCACCTTTCCAAGCCACGGGTCAATAATCTGGTTCGGGAGGTTCAGAAATCCCGAGGTAAGCGCGGCCATGATGACCCTTTCTGGTTAGTCGGTACGCCCAAACAACTGACGTGCGAACTGCTTCACGTCACTGCTGGCGTTGCCCGTGTTTGTGGTCGCACCCTCCTTGGGTGCGACATTGCCCTGCTTCTTCCGGTCTGCTTCACGAGCCGCGAGACGTTCCGCCTGCGCTGTGAGAGTTGACTCGTCCGTACCGGTCAGGAACAGGTCTCGGTCCTCCGCGCTCAGACCGTGCTTCGCCGCGATATCGCTGCGCAGCGCACGAGCCTCAGCCGCCGAATACTTGCCCTCAAGCTCGGCAAGCTTCTCCTCAACCGACTTCGCACCCTCAGCCCTCGACTTCAGGTCGTCGTAGTCCGCATACTTCGCCTGGACACGCGCAACACGGTCCTTGACGATGCGATCCACGTCAGCCTGAGTGATGACCTGACCCTGCTGCTCAGTCGCCGTAGCGCCCTGCTCAGCCGTAGCCGTGGTGCCTTCGTTCTCTGCCATACCGGTACTCCGTTTCCGTGCCGTCGCACATCAGACCGGCCTTAGACGTGGCCGTAACGTTCACCCCGCATCGGGGTAGCTAATGGGACTCAGGCCCGTAAACCGAGTCCAGATATGAGCGCACCTGAGCGCGCTGAGCAGGCGTCCGCGAACGCCGGCTAGCGAGGTACTGAATCGCGGACGCTTCCTCGCCAACGTCACCGCCGACAAACACCGGCTGAGCGGAACAATGGCAATTCGTGTGGGCTGCGAACCGAGCCGTGGCCTCGCGGTACACGGCACCACGGTCGGCCAGCATCCGGCAGAACCGGCACCCGCCAGCCGTGACGCGACGCCACCCGACTGCCTGCGGGTCTGCGCGGCGGTTTGACAAGATCGTGTCCCGGTATGGGCGCGCGGTCTCGAGCTGCACAACCTCAGCCAGCCGACTAGCGACCAAACTGCCAGCAGCGCCCGACGACGCAAGGTCCTCGTCGAAAAGCGGGCTCGAAGCCCACGCAACACCACGACGCTGCTCCACAATACGATCCGCAACAACAGCCTCGACCGCGAACCCAGACGCAAGACCCGCAGCCTCACGCTCCTCCTCATAGAAGTCAGCAGCCAAAGCCGCCGACCCATCCGAGTAGTAACCAATCAGCCCCGGAACGCTCTCAAGCAACACCAGGCGGCGCTGCTCAGCAGTCCCACGAAGCCGCGAAACCAACTCCCGCGTATTCCCCAGAGCATCAGCCGTCAGAAGCTGCAGAACCGCCCGTGACTGTCGCGCTGACGGCATCCGCAGCCCCCTGACTCGTCGAACGGTTTGCAAGAGCAGCCACAACATCACGGCCCGTCACGCGCTGCTTCTCAGCGAACGCACGACGAATCTGCTGCTCATCAAGACCCATCAGCTCAAGGCCAACCTCAGTCTCAGAAAGCCACGGAGCAGCAGCAATCTGCTTCGACCCCGCATCAGCAGCAGCCGAACGAGACAGGTACAGCGGCGAACGCCACTTCGTACCAATCGACGCCCACTCAGCCGGCACCTCAGAGAGGCCGTTCTGGATTGCGAGCCCCTTAGTCACCGCTCGGCGGATCGAAATGGACCAGTCATCCATCGCGCCCTCAGCCTCAGCAATCAGGTTGTCGCGCCCAGCAATGTACGAACCCTCACTCGTCGGGTTCGCCATGTCAGACAGCGCAAAGTCTGCATCCGGGAGGTCAGTCTCACGCGCAGCAAGCTTCGCCAGCGCATTCAGATCCGCAAGGTGCGGCTCAGGAGACTCAGCCGAGAACTGCTTCACATCCGCACGCGGATTCTGTGCGTCCTCGTCATCCGGAATACCAAACGCACGCCCCAAAGCCACCTGCCAAGACGTCTTCGGAGTGCCATCCGCATTGCGGAAAATCCCCTCATCAGCGCCCAGCAAGATCATCTTCGGGATCGTGTAGATGTCCATGTGCGCCTCAAGACGAACCAGCGCACGCAGCGCCGAATCCTGGTGAGACATCAGAGGCCGCGAAATGCGACTCTTGCCCATCCGCCGCGACGACCGCGGGCGGTACACCAACGGCTCAGCAGGCACCCCAAACGAATGCTCAGACCGCGACACCTCCCACTTGCCATCCACATGGTCAGCCGTGATCGTCAGGCCATCCAGATACAGAACGAACCCAGTGATCTTGTGATCCTTGCGGCTCGTCACCGACAGCAGGTTGTCCAGACGCCGGCGACGCACATTCCACTCACCCGTGGCACAGAGAGCGTCACGCGCATGGATCAGGGCGGCAGGCTCTTCGTCAGTGCCACGAGTCGTCACCAGATACGAGACACCGTGGATCAGCGAATCCGTTCGCGCCTGAGCAATCTCAGACATCAGGAAATTGCTGTCCTCAAGCTGCTGCATCCCCAGCGCCTCAAGGTCACCGTCAGTCCAAATGAACTTGTCCAGGTTGCACCGACGAGCAAGCCCATCGACACCCTTCGCAGCCCACCCCAGAGCAATACCAATCTGCCCATACTGCGGCGGGATCACCCCGCCGACGCTCTCGATCGCGCGTTTGCCGTCGTAATAAGACGAACGGAGACGATTACGAGAGCCCTTCGCGTCCAGCTTCTCAGCCAGGACATTCAGGGTCAGGTTCTCATCATCCGAGAGACCAGGAACAGTCAGCGTTTCGTGCATCAGAGAACCACCGCCGTCCTAGATCCAGTACGCCGGCTAGGACGCATCACGTTGTCATTCTGAGCACCCCACAAGGCCAGGGTTGCCGCCACCAGGGGAGTGATGTCCGAAGCGGCGTCCTTGCGATTCCATGCCCAACCCGAACCAAGGGGGCGCTTACGCGCCACCGAAAGAGCCAGGTTGAGTTGCGGCTGATCGGTGTGACGGACACTCTTGTCCATCACCGAGTCGAAGAACTTGGCGCAAGCGATAGCCATGTCACGCCCTTCCGCAGCAGCAAGCGTCACCACCACATCGGTGCCGACAACGTAGTTGCGGCCCCTTCGGGCCTCGACGAGACCAGACATTTCGTCCAAAACCACCGCATGGAGACGATTCCTTGACGCTCGGTCACGGATCCAAGACGCCACCCAGTCCGTCCCCCTGCGTTCGTCGTCTACCTCGACATGCCACCGGCCATCAGCGCGCTTGCCAGCAAGAGCCACGGTGGCCCGCGACCTATCTGGGGCAACGTCGACTGCCAAAGTCAGCGACTCGATACCCATTGAAGACGCGTCGGCCACGTCAGCCCACGACGCCTCATCGATCACACGAGTAGCCGACTCAGCCGACCACATGCCCAGACGCTCCATCGCAAACTGCTGATCAGACATCGCTGAACGCTCAGCCTCAATGGCGTCTTTAGAAATGCGCCCGCCGTAAGCCGGATTGGCCTTGGCCCAAGTCTTAGGACTGTCCAGGTCGTCTTGCTCGCTGGCTGACCACTCGATGTAAGTCAGACGGCGACCAGTCTGCTCGAGAGCCTGATCGCGGAACTGGGCAAAAACTTCGCCGTCGTCCTGCGGGGTAGGAGGCGTACCGAGAAGCCACGCCTGCGGATTGGAACGGGCAGACATAGTGGGAAGAATCGACGACCAAGCAGGCCTGCCCAAGATCTGCGCCTCATCCAACAGGAGGCAGTCCGCCGAGAAGCCGCGCGAACCAGAAACAGAACGGGCCTTGATCCGGATCGTTTGACCACCCTTGAACCGGATGTACTCACGGTTCAGCGCCTTCATCACCGTCTCAACCCGACGCGAAACAGACGGGTTGTCCTCGATCACATCAAGTAGCCGCTGAAACACCTCGCGAGCAGTATCAGTCTGATGCGCAGAGCAGATGATCGTCTTCTCGTCGAAGAGCAGAACGCCGGCAAGAGCGCGGCTAACGATGAGCTGCGACTTGCCATTCTGGCGCGGAGTGCTGATACCAACCAGACGTGACGCCCACTTGCCATCAGACCGCTCACCCATAGCCGACTCGAAAACTGTCTCCTGCCAGTCATCAAGCGGAACACCAAGGCTGGCCGAAAGATCAGCCACGTCCTCCCAGGAATTAGCTCGAGACGCGGGAGCGAACCGAACCCGAGGAGGTGCCTGCTCCCCGAGCGGAACGGCGGTGCGCGATTTCGTCAAGAACGTCACGCTCCTTCGCCTGCCCGGCCTGCTCGTCGAGGTTCGGAAGAATCGTCTTCATCAAGTTGCCGAAGTTGGCCTGCTGCTGACGAGCCTCGGCCATCACGGCGTCAAACTTGACCTCAGCGATGTTTCCTTCGTCGTCATTGAGGTTGAATCGCAGAAGACCCAGAACGTCCTTGCCGTCGATGATGTCGTCGAGGTCAGCCAAGCGGTCCGCAGCCCGAGCGGCCTCAAGGATCAAAGCCTTTGTGGCTGTAGAATGTCGGATTACAGCGGCAGACAAGTCGTCAAACAGCACCTGCCCAACCGGTCCAAGCTCAGCCACAATGCCCCCAGATCTCTGTGTGTGACAACGGTCTATCCCCGGAGGTACTTTGGGCTTGCTCTGAGGGGGGCCTCCCCCTGGTGCTGAGTCGGCTCAGTAAGCAAGGTTAAAGCTCGTACTGACATGTCGATGACTTCAAGCTGTCTGGTATGCCAGTGTGTGAGTCATTAGTC